TTATATTTAAATAGAACTGATGCTGAACTTACACAAGCAGGTATATGGAGTAGTGTTGGAAGCAGTACATTTAATTTAATTTCAGGTTACAATGATTACAACCAAAGTGGACAAGATTATATAGCCTATTGTTTTGCACCTGTTGATGGCTTTTCAAAGTTTGGTACATATATAGGTACAGGAGATGCTGATGATAGACCTATTATAGAAACAGGTTTTGAACCTGCTTTTGTAATGATTAAATCTGCTTCTACTGGAGGTTCAACACCATATCATTGGAATATATATGATAATAAAAGAAACAAAACAAACCCAAGAAATTTAATTATTGAAGCTGATACAAGTGATGCTGAATTAACTGCAAGCACAACCTGGATAGATTTTCTTTCTAATGGGTTTCAAATTGGACCTGCAACATCTGGTAGAGTTAATGGTTCAGGTATTACATATATTTATATGGCATTTGCAGCAGACCCTGATACTGAAGCACCAACACTTGCAAGTAGTTTTAACATAGAAACTTATAGAGGTAATAGCACAACACACAGTATTAGTGGTTTAGGATTTTCGCCTAGTTTAGTTTGGAACAAAGCAAGAACTGATAGCAGAACTCATAATATTTACGATTCTGTTAGAGGTGCAGGGGAACTTTTAACTACAAACAATAATAATGCAGAACAAACAGTAAGTGTTTTTGATTCTTTTGATAGTGATGGATTTACAATATCAGGTTCTGATAATTATATGAACAATAGTTCTCACGAGTATGTTGCTTGGGCGTGGAAAGCCGATGATAATGAACCTACGATTAAGGGAGGTGCAGCACAAGCAGTATATAAATTTGAGGACAATGGTAATGATGTAACTGGCAATAATAATGCTACTGCAACATCAATAACTTATGGTACAGGTAAATTTAACAAAGGTGCAATATTTAACGGTACAACATCTAACTTTAAAACAGGAAGTAGTTTTACAGGCACAAATGGTGGTTCTTTTACTTTAAGTTTTTGGGTAAAGATTGATGATGTATCGTCAAACGAAAATATATTATTAGGTAGGTTTAGTTATACAACATCAGACAAGCAGTTCATATTAAGAGTACAAAATGGTGGTACTGTAAGATTAAATGTATATAATTCAAGTGGTACTGGTGAAAGTATTACAACAACCGATACTTTATCAATAGATACTTGGTATCATATTGTAGCAGTTGTAGATGGTACAAAAAAATCATTATATATAGATGGACAATTATCGAAATCAGAAACAGGTTCAATAAGTTCTAATTCATCAGCAACTGGATTTTTAGAAATAGGTGGTTCAGGACATTTACCAGCAAATGATGCAGGAAGATTAGATGGTATGATGGACCAAGTAAGAATTTATAATGGTGCTGTATCTGATATAGGTGCCGCAGCTTTATATGGAGAAACTGTATCTGATAATGATGATACAACTTTAGGAGGTCCACCTGAAACTATAATTAGTGCAAATGCTAATGCAGGATTTAGTATTTCAAAAGCAACTTTTGCAGGTGAAGGAACTATTCCTCATGGTCTTTCACAGGCACCTGAATTAGTTATTTTAAAAGGTTTATCTGCAGCAGAAGATTGGCAAATATATCATTCAGCAGTAGGTACTGGTAAATATTTAAGTTTTAGTAGAAATAGTGGTACTGATGCACCTACAACAAGAGCAGATTCTTTTTCATCAGTAACTGCAACAACAGTTACAAATAGTTGGACAAGTTCAAGTGTTGAATGGATAATGTATTCATTTCATTCAGTAACAGGGTATCAAAAGATTGGAAGCTATACAGGAGATGGAAATAATGATAGAGCAATTACAACAGGATTTAAACCTGATTTTGTAATGATAAAATCTACAGTAGGTTCTGATAATTGGAGAATATATGATACAAGGAGAGGTATTGACGATGGTGGTTATTTAGAACCAAACAGAGCTGATGCTGATGACACAAGTAATGCACCAAACCTTACAATGACATCTACTGGGTTTACGATAACATCAGGTGGTGTAACTGCAGGAAATAATGCAAACGGTAATTTATACATCTATTGGGCAATAGCTAAAAATGTACCAAACAATACTACACTTGCAGATAGCTTTAGCATAAAAACTTATACTGGTACAAGTGCAGCAAGAAGTATTACAGGTTTAGGATTTAGTCCTGGTTTAGTTTGGACAAAAGATAGAAGTAATGCAGAACAACATCAATTACACGATATAGTAAGAGGTGCAACACACGCATTAGCATCAAACCTTTCAAATGCAGAAGCAACTCGAACTGGTGGTTTAACCTCGTTTGATAGTGATGGATTTAGTTTAGGTTCAGATGGGGGAGGGGTAATTAATGATTCATCAAGAGGACCTTACGTTGCTTGGTCGTGGAAAGCTGGTAATACTTGGCAATCTAACGTAGATGGTAATGTTAATTCTATTGTTAATTATAATACACATAATAAATTTTCAATAGTTCGTTGGACTGGGACAGGTTCAGCTACAACGGTAGGACATGGACTGGGAACTGCTCCAACTTTTATTATTGGAAAAACATTAGACAGTTCAGCTAAATGGAGAGTGTATCATTCTGGTTTAAGTAGTGCTGCTAATTATCTTAACTTAAATGACGCTTTTGGACCTGGTTCATCTTCAAATGTTTGGAATAGTACTGCACCTACTTCATCTGTATTTAGTGTTGGAACTGATTTATCGCCAAGCGGTGAAGATATGATAGCTTATGTATGGGCAGATGTTACAGGCTATAGTAAGTTTGGAACATACACAGGAACAGGAAGTTCACAAACAATTACAACAGGGTTTGAACCAAATTTCATTATAACAAAAGATATAACTTTATCATCAGACAACTGGAGAATGTATGATACTGTAAGAGGATTAGATGAGGTTTTATATCCTGGTTTAACTAATGCAGAAGAAGAAAATGCAACAGGTATTACTGCAGTTACATCAACAGGGTTTACATTAGGTACAGGAAATTTATCTAATAGAAGCAGTTCAGATTATATATACATAGCATTTAAAATGAACCCAACACCTCAACCTATATCAGGATATATGTCATTCCTTGTTCTTGCAGGAGGAGCATCTGGTGCATCAAATGGTGGAGGAGGTGGTGCCGGTGGTTTAAGAACTTCTTTTGGTACAACTTCAGGTGGAGGTGCAGCAGCAGAAACTGATATATCACTTTCATCAGGAACATATACTATAACTATTGGTGGTGGTGGTGCAGGATTAAATAACACAACTGATTATCAAGATAGAGGTAATGCAGGTTCAAACAGTACAATTACAGGTAACGCTTCTGTAAGTACTAATGGAGGTGGTGCTCCAGGTTCTAATGATTTATTAGCATCGTCAGGTGGTGGTTGTGGTGGTGGTCAAGGTGCACATCCAAGTGTGGCACGAACTGCCCAAGCTGGTACTTCAGGTGAAGGATATGCTGGAGGAGCGACACCATCGGTTGGACATCCATATCGTGGTGGTGGAGGAGGAGGAACTGGTCAAGCAGGTTTCTCTAATAACGCTGGAAGCAACACAAGTAACGGTGGTGATGGATTATCTTTAAATATTACAGGGTCATCAGCTAACTACGGAGGTGGTGGTGGTGGAACTGGAGGAACTGGTTCAGGATATACAGGTGCTGGAGGTACTGGAGGAGCTGGTGGTGGCGGTAATGGTGGTGCATATAACGGAAGTGGTACTGCGGGTACTGCTAATACCGGTGGTGGAGGTGGTGCAACAGGAGATGCAGGTTCTCATACTTCAGGAGCAGGTGGTTCAGGAGTAGTAATATTAAGATTACTTACATCAGAATATTCAGGAAGTACAACAGGTTCACCAACTGTAACAACAGATGGAGATTATACAGTAATAAAATATACAGGAAGTGGAACTTATGTTCACAGTTAAAATTTAAATTATGGCACACTTTGCAGAAATAGATGAAAATAATATAGTAAAACAAGTAATTGTAGTACACAATAACGAGTTATTAGTTGATGGTGTAGAATCAGAAACTAAAGGAATTGATTTTTGTGAAAGTTTATTTGGGCATAGAAATTGGGTACAAACATCTTATAACGGAAATATAAGATATAATTATGCAGGAGTTGGTTATACTTGGGATAGTGATAATGATGCATTTTATGCACCACAACCTTTTCCAAGTTGGTCATTAAACGAAAATTATGTATGGGAATCACCAATACCCTACCCTGAAGATGGAAACATTTATTCTTGGAACGAAGATAATCAGGAATGGAAAATAATAGAATTAACAGTAGAATAATATAATTATGGCAGATTTAGATATAGACGATATTAAAAAGAAGAAGATAAATATTTCAATAGAAAACCTAATTATGATAGGTGCAGGAATATTTTCATTAGTAGGAATGTGGTATGCACTTCAAGGAGAAATCGAAGAAGCTAAATTATTGCCAGAACCTGAAGTGTCAAGAACAGAGTATGACTTAAAAGACCAACTTGTAAGAGAAACTATTATATCTACACAAAAAAAAGTAG